TTTAAATCAAATTAGGGACTTAAATAAGTTTGTTGTGATTACACAAGTTAAACCCGACAACAGGAGATTTGCTCACAATCATTATACAATATTAAACTTTAAACGAGAAGTGGTTAATATACGAGAATATAGAGAAGACCCAAATAAAAAATACACAGGTTGTGTACAAAAAGGACACAAATATTTATAAAACATTAAAGGAGATACTATGAGTAGAGCAGAAAGAAGAAAAGCGAAAAAACAGTTAGTAGGCGGTTATAATGACGGAGTAAACGACTTTGATGTAACCTTTTTAGAAGACCCTAATGAAGAAATGGTTCTTTACAGCACAAATCCCGATGTTTATGTCCCTGCTAAGTTGGTACAAGATAAAGAATTAACAGACGAAGATATTAGGGTATATATTGCATTAAGAAATCACGCACAGAATAAATACACGATAAAAAGGGAGAAATAAAATGACTATAAGAGTAATGATAGATGGGGAAATGGTGGTAGCACCACATAAACCTTTAAGAAAAGTACTTGCAAAATCTAATATGATTAGATTTGGAATACCGAAAGAACATTGGGAAAGAACTTTTGAAGATTTTAACACCTATGGTGAGAAAGACCTTGAAGATGCAAAAGCATTTTTTATAGAGTATTGTGAGAATATGTATGAAAATTTTGATGAAAGAAGAGGGATATATCTTTGGGGTTCAAATGGTACAGGAAAGACAATGTTATGCTCACTTTTAGTGAAAGACGCTTATAGAAGACAGTTTTCAACGGCATTGATTACCTTTCCCGAGTACATAGAACATTATACAGAAGCATGGTCATGTAGAGATTTCGATACACAACAAGAATTGAAGTACAACTTTAAGCATAGATGGAAGGGTGTAGATATACTTGTATTAGATGAAATAGGAAAAGAGTACGTTACCAAGATTTCTCCTGTTATATTAGAGGATTGTTTAAGATATAGAGCTATGAAAAGTTTGGTAACAATACTTATTACTAATCTCAATCCTACAGATTTCAATTACCGATATGGCGAGAGTATAAGTAGTTTAGCGGTACATAAACGTATAGAGCTTCATTTCTCCACATCAGATAGAAGAAAGATGGGGGATTAACGATGTTACATAATGATATTTCTAATATGTCAGCACCGGCAATATACTTTAGAGTCGATAATTTTCTGTTAAAAGAAACAGATAATAGTTTAGTAGGTAAATTAATTACCAAGTTGTTTAATTTCAATGCAGGAACTGAGTTGGATAGAAAAATAGCAGACTCAATAAAGCATATTTTTAAACGAACTGATATGACGGTTCATTTAATCTACAAAGGTGAACTCAATACAATAAAGACTAAAGTATATACACGTATGTTAAAAATGTTGGGACGTGAAGTATTTTTCAGTGAATTAACATTTGTTAAGGCAGATAATTATTATGCCGATATTAACATGATGCTAAATACAGGAGAAATTTATCATTATGTTGATAATTTGACAGAAGTAATAAAAGTCATGCATAAAGGCTGCAGAACTTTAGATGAAATTAATTTGTTAATAGGGAGAACTAAATGAGAATAGAATATGACATTGAAAAATCGTTTTTGTCAAAATTAGTAGAGACACAGGATTTAGAAACAATAAAAAACAAGCAAATAAAACCTATGTTTTTTATAGGTGAGAGTAAGACGATGTTTCAATATATTCAAGATTATAAGTTAAATTTCGGTGAATTTCCTACTTTACGAGTGATAAAATCTCGATTTCCCTTGTTTAGGTTTGACACTTACGAGAAAGATGGTCTCAAAATAATAGGTACAGATGAACCGATGTTATTCTGGTGTGAAGAAGTCAGAAAAAAGATGAAGCATAATACCATTGCTCAAACAATGGCAAAAGCATTAGACAATATGGAAGACATGAATACAGAAGAAGCCTACGACAAAATAAAGAGTTTAGTTTTAGAAGTGGAAGATAATATTATTGAGTCTTCCATGACAAATATTACTGAAAATTCAGAAGATAGAAAAGCCAGGTACTTAAAAAACAAAGAGACAAAAGGTATGTTGGGAATACCAATGGGAATAGATATGTTAGATTTCTATTTGAAAGGTATGCAAAATGAGCAGCTTATTACTATCATGTCAAAAACAGGTGTGGGTAAAACATTTCTCTTAACAATGATTGCCACTAATGCAATGCTAAATAATTACAGAGGTATTTTTTATACAACAGAAATGTCGCCTGCAATGATAAGAGATAGAAATGAAGTGTTACTCTATAAACAAACCGTGGGAGATATTAGTTATTCCAGATTTAAGTCGGGATCATTAACAGCTAAAGAGCAAGAGAACTACTTTGACTTTCTGGACAATATACTCCCAAAACTAGAACCAATGTATTTAGATGTAGCTGCAGGAGTATCTGGTATTGTCTCAGATATAGAACTTCTACAACCTGATTTTGTGGTTATAGATAGTGCCTATCTTATGCCTGACGATAGAGGTGCCAAAGATGATTGGTTGCGTGTAGCCCACATTACAAGAGATTTACACAATGTAGCCGGGTCAAAACACATACCTATTATAATATCAGTCCAAGCAAATAGTGACTCAAACGTTAAAACTGGTCCTGAATTAGAGAACGCTAAATATGCGCGAGCAATAGTAGAGGACAGCGATGTTGTAATGAGTATGTTTCAAAGTGCCGAAATGAGAGGGGATAAACAAATGTTAATTAAGATATTGAAGAATAGAGAAGGGGGTATTAACAATATCACAATGAATTGGGACTTTGATACTATGGAATTTTCTGCAATACATCAAGATGATAAGGGAGGTGATGAAGAAGACCGAGAGAATGTGAAACAAGAAGGTGTAGTTAAATTACAAACATAGCTGTATAGGAAAATAACTTAAAGGGAGTGAGCTTGTGGGCTTATTAAAGAGAGATGATGTTTTAGACTTATTGAACTACATAGGAGTAGAGAAGATTAGAAATTTTGAGTACAAAGATGACATTCAATTCTGCTGCCCTGTACATGGTGAGAAAAATCCAAGTATGGGTTTTAGTATTGAAAAAGGATTATGCAATTGTTTCTCATGTGGATTTTCTGGTGGAGCAAATTGGTTGTTATTCAAATCCTTACCTGACGAAATAAAAAGCATAAAACACGCTGATGAATTTATTTTAAAAAGATATGGAGTGAACCTAAACACTTTAGAGCTAGACAATAAACGTCAAATTCCGATGTATGGACAAAGTGAAAAGCAATTAGCTGTAAGACAGAATGACTTAATACTCTATGCCTTTGATAGTGGTAAAGAAACCTATGAGTATTTCTTTCATAGAGGATTTACCATACAATCCATGAAAGATTTTGAAGTAGGCAGAGACTTAGTTCAAAGAACCATTACCATTCCGTTAAGAAATGAGTATGGTGAATTTATTGGAGTTATTGGCAGAAAGATAGATAGAGTTCCCCACAATGCAAGATATTTAGTTTACAACTTTAAGAAATCAGACACTTTATTTCCCTTGAATAAATATGTATCTCACAATAAGCAAGTTATTTTAGTAGAGGGAATACTAGATGCAATGTATATGCATCAATTAGGTTACACGAACTGTTTAGCCATTCTAGGTGATAACTTATCAAAGTTTCAAAAAGAATGGTTATTAATGTACGCAACTTCCATTATCAGTATGCTCGATAATGATGAAAGAGGAAAAGAAGCAGCCAAACGTATAAGAGAAGAGTTTAAGTACAAAATAATGTATGGTATGGAATACCCAGACCCTGATATAAAAGATGCTTGTAATTGTACACCAAAACAGATTGAAAACATGATAAAAAACAAGAGGATTTTATCAATGAAGTCTTAAAAATCAAGGGTTGAACAATATCTGCAAGAGTGATAAAATTGTATAGAAGCGAAAGGGGATTAAATAATGTCATTATTTTCAAGAGGTTACGAAAAAGGAAAAGAAGTAGCTGTCCAAATGGCAGAAGACAAAGAAAAAAGACAACGAATTTGGAGATACTTTATCAAAGAAGATAGAGGTGAAGGTGAACTACAGTTTCTAATGGAATTACCGACTAATTTTTATGAGCATTCTGTACAAACGTTTAGAAACGGGAAGTCTTTCTTTGAAGGTGTGACTTGTTCTTGTGATGCAGACTGTGAATTGTGTGCAGGAGGAGATAGACCAACATTTAAAGGTGCTTATCTTGTTGTTGATAAGAGAGAATTTGAAGTGAAAGATAAGAATGGTAAAACAGAAACAAGAAAAGACCAATTGAAATTGTTTGTGTATGGAGTAAAAGTAACAGGTCAGCTAGATAGAATTTCAACAAAGTATGGTTTAGATAATAGAATTGTCACAATGATAAGATTAGGATTAGAAAAACAAACATCCTATACTGTTGAGCGTGGGGATAAGTGCGCTAAATTATCTAAAAAAGAGATTGAAAATTTACTTCCTGAGAACAGAAGAGGTATGTATGACGGAACTACCGACTCACTATACAAAATAGTAGAGAAGGAATTAAGTTTAGCTCTTCCAAGTAAAGATAGTGTAAAAGAAGAGGACGATGTACCCGATAATAGAGACTCAATTGTTAGAATACAAGATGACAAACCCAAGCAAGAAGTTAAAAAGTCCACATTTGGAACATTCAAAAAACCTGAACAAGAAAAACCTGCAAGAAGTAAATTTGGTAAATTTAAAAAGGAATGAGTTGAGTTTCAATGTATGTTGGAATTAAATCCTTAGCAGAAGCCTATGCTAGGGAATACTCTTTAACTAAGCTTGAAGCATATGAAAGAGTAAAGGATATGTTTGACGTTTTAGCTAATGAAATGTTAAAACCGAAAGTAGAAGGGCTACAGATAGTAAATTTCGTAACTCTTAGAAAAATACACAGAGCTTCAAGACAAGGAAGAAATCCAAGAACAGGTGAAATGTATTATGTACCTGCTAAAATAGGTATAAAAGCAATTTTGGGAAAAGAGTTTAACGATGTGCTAAATAATTGATTAATTTGCTCGTAACTATTACAATAAAAAGTAGTTACGAGCTATTTATTTTCAGAGTGTGGAGGTATAAATTGAGAGCATTTAATTACGCTAGAATAAAAAAATACAATTCGGTAATTAAAAATGAATTTGAACTATGGCAATTGTATCTTAAACTAATGCAAGTTAAAGAGTATGCATACGACACCGAGACAACAACTAAAGACAGAGTAAATGGGGGAAATGAAGTATTCAACATTGTAGGTATTAGTTTCTCTTGGGGTAGAGGTAATAATTACTATATTCCTATAGGACATATATTTGATGAAGAACGAAATATTCCATTAGATATTGTTATCAAGTTGTTAAAGCCTGTATTTGAAAGAATGGATGTGAGAGTAATAGCTCACAACTTAGGTTTTGACAGACACGTATTAAAGAGAATAGGACTTGATATTCTCACAAATGATGTATTTGATACAATGATTGCATCTTGGTTATGTGATGAAAACACACCAAATGGACTCAAAGATGTGAGCATGAGATTATTGGGTGCAGACCAAACACACTTTAAAGAAACAGTAGAAACGGTAACCGCAGAAGAGAAGAAAATGTGTGGGTACAAAGCTAATAACAAAGTACCTTGTAGTTTAGTAAGGATAGATACACTTGCTCCCTATGCTTTAGACGATGCTTACTACACATGGGAACTTTATATTTATTTCAGTTTTTTGTTAGAAGAAGAAGAAATGGAAGAGATTTATTTCAAGATGTATATGCCATATGTAAGTGTGTTATTTGATATGGTAGAGCGAGGAATAGATGTTGACCTAGATAAATTGTATGTGATGAAAGAAGAAATGGAAGCCGATTTAGATGACCTTCTTCAAGAGATAATAAGATGTGCTGGTATAGTATTTAATCCGGGTAGTGACCAACAACTTCAAGAATTGTTATTCAATTATAGAGGATCCAAAAATCCTAATGTAGATATTCTTAAACTGTCATTTGAATTTAAAGTAGTTAGTTTAACTAAAAAAGGTGCACCTTCAACTGCAGGTGCTGTACTTAAAGAACTTTCTATGAAAACAAGTAATAATATGCACACCAAAAGAGGTATAGAAATGTGTAGATACCTCATGAAGTTTAAGAAATTGCAGACTTTGAAGACAACATTTATAGATGGTATCCTTAAAAACCTCTATGATGACAATAAGTTACATTGCAGCTACAACATAATAGGTGCTGACTCAGGAAGACTATCTAGTTCTAAACCAAACCTACAGAATTTACCGAAATCAGAAGAAGAGGATAAGTATAAAATCAGAAGCTTATTTGTGAGTGAAGGGGATGAGATAATTGCAATAGATTATGTCAACCTTGAAACAAAAGTAATGGCTCACTTTAGTAAAGACCCCATACTACTAGATATGTTTGAGAGGGAGATAGATTCACATGGAACAACAGCAGTTAATATGTTTAATTTGCCATGTGAACCAGACGAATGTAAGAAGCAATATCCTATGTTAAGACAAGTGGGAAAAGTAATCGCTTTCCTTTTAGCATATGGAGGAGGAGCAAGTGCTTTACAAGAAACACTGATGGATAATGATGTTAATCTTAATGACCCTGAGTATTTAGTTAAGTATGGAGTGAAGACAGGTAAACAAGTAGCTCAGATATACATTGATAAGTACTTTGAGACCTTTACTTGGGTAGCTAATTTCATTAAAAATCAGAAAAAGTTTGCTAAAAAATATGGTTATGTTAATACCATATTAGGTAGAAAAAGAAGACTATTGCACATAAATGGTAGTGACTTTGGACAAGCTTCATATGAAGAGAGACTTTCAGTTAATGCACCTATTCAGGGAAGTGCGGCTGATTTGACATCCAATGCACAAATAAGAATAGCTAGAGATAAAAGGCTTGTTGAATTACGTTGTTTTATGTTGTTACAGGTACATGATGAGCTCTGTTTTAAATGCCCTAAAGAGAATGTTGCGGAAGCAATTCCTATTATACAACATTACATGGCATTCCCATTTGGTGACGATGTTCATCTGAATCTACCTCTAACTTCGACAGCAGGATCAGGAGCAAACTACTATGAAGCGAAGTAGATATAAAATTTATGTGATAAACAATGACATAAACAATCGTAAATATGTGGGTGTAACAACCTACTCTCTTAAACACAGATTTAGCGGACATTGTGTAGCACACCTCCATACAAATATACACGAAGCGATAATGAAGTTAGGGAAAGAGAACTTTACTATATCGTTAATTCGTACTTGTGAAGAACATGAGTGGAAAGACCTAGAGACTTACTACATAGACTTACTTGATGCTCATCACAATAAAGGAGGTTACAATTTAACATACGGAGGTTATGACAACCCTATGAGTGATGCTGAATGTATATCACGCCACCGTAAAAAAATGAAGTCAGAGTCACATAGAAAGTTGCAAAGAGAGTTATCTACTGGAAGATTACATACAGAAGCTACAAAAGAGTTATGCAGAAAGAATACCTTAGCTAATTTAGATGTATGTGTGGCAGGGTTTAAGAAGTATAATAATTCCCGAAAGATAAGACTTGCTATGTTAGACAGTGAAGGGAATATACTGAAAGAATTTGATAGTGCTTCGGAGGTGTGTAAGTTTTTAGATAAGCCTTCAACTAATTCAGGTAACCTAGTTAGATTCACTGACAAATTCAGAAAGGATGGAGAAAGAGCAAGATATTGTAGTTATGCTTGGACTAGAGTTTAGAGAGGAGAAATTATAGTTATGGAAATGCCAATAGTAAAACAAGACTTCAATACAGCAACAATTATTCCAGATGCAGTAAAAAGAGGGGTTAGTAAACAAGATAGAAAAGAATTCAGAGTAGAACTAGAAGAGATACTAAACACTAACTGTATGGAAAATGGGAGTGATACACCAGACTTCATTTTAGCCAAATACTTATCAGACTGTTTAAAATCATTTGATAAAGCAGTTAACTGGAGAAGAACGTGGTACTCAAAAAATGAAAGTAAGTGATGAAAATAACGTAGGAGGTTCTTTCATTTCTTTAGAGGAAGTGAGAGAGATAGCTATATTTCTTTACGATAAATTTTGTGACGAAGATGCAGATGATTGGGATATGGATATGAGTATAATGAAATACATACCAAAAGATAGATAATTTTGTGCAAAAATGATATAATTAAAGAGTACCAAATATTGAATTTGAGAGGGTGAGTGTTATAGCTTTCAAGAGAAAAAAGTCTTCCCCAGAAGGAAATAAAAAGACAGTTAAAAAGGTAGTTAAAAAGAATAGTCCGTCAAAAGAATTGGTAGACCTAGTTACACTACTTAATAAAAAGCATGGTAATAATGCATTAGTTTTTGGACCTGAATTATTAGATAGAACAGAAGTAAAGACTAGAATCTCCACGGGGATATTTGCATTAGATATTGCGTTAGGTGGAGGTATTCCAATTGGGAGAGTCTCAGAAGTTTCGGGAGCCCTTTCTTCCACTAAAACAACAAGTGCTGTTCATATGTTAGTCCAAGCACAAAAGATGGGATTAAAATGTTCCTTTTTAGATGTAGAAGGAACTTCCGACAAAGACTATCTTGAACACTTAGGTGTAGATACTTCAGTTCTTCTTTATTCAAGACCTTGTGGGTTAGAAGAAACCACTCAAATGATATTAGATTTTCAGAAGTCAGGTGTAATTAATTTTGCATTGTGGGACTCAATTGAAGCAACACCACCCATGATAGAATTTTTTAGTGAAATGGATCAAACTGTGCAGATGGGTTCTCGTCCAAAACTACTAGGTGAATTCTTCCGAAAGTTTCAAGCCAACAATAATTTACTTTCCAGAGAAGGTAAGATGCCATTCACTTTAGTTGCTACAAACCAACTTCGAGAGAAAATAGGGTCGTTTGGAGATATAGAATATTGCCCAGGGGGGCGTGCTACTGGTTTCTATGCGTCCATTCAAGTCCGTTACAGAAGAGGTGATTGGATTGCCATAGGAACTAAAGATAAGAAAGTTCAAGTAGGTCAAATCAATAAATTTAAAATCTTTAAGAATAAAGTAGATACACCTTACAAGACAGGTGAGTTTGACTTCTATTTTTCAGAGAGAAATGAAGCAGGTGTTAAGAAGTTGTTCTTTGATAATGAAAAGTCAGTAGTACAAGAAGCTGTGTTCTGGGGAATTGTAGTAAAGAGTGGTTCATGGTACACCTATAAAGATTTTAAATGTCAAGGTGTAGAAGAGATGGTCTGTTACTTTAGAGACAAGCCTGATGAAGTTGAGAGTATAAAACAACAGGTACTTGAAATTACTAGAAAAGTTAAACTAGAATGAGGTGAACAATGTGGGGGATGGATTTCTAAGTCATAAAGCAAGAGAGTATTTTAACGGTGGTAATATTGATGATGATGAACCTAGAATAAAAGCGTGTAAAAGGGGTAGAGATATGAGCGACCATACAGACGACATGATAGATAGAGCTTGCGGTTTTGGTAAGAGACACGCGAATAGAGAGTTCTTTAATGGCGGTAATTTAGAAGGCGGTTTTTATGATGATAAACCTAAGAGAGTAAGACATTCCAGAGGATATGAAGCTGTAAGAGAAAAAGAAAAGGGTTACCCCAAAGCTTATATGAATTGTTTAGCGTGTAACCATTACTATTCTGTTAAGCCAGAAGGTGAAGAAGTATGCAATAACAATGGTGTGTCTGAGTTTGATTTAGTATTGAAAGACACTACTATATTTTGTCTTTATTGGGAAGTAGTTAGTAGTCAAGAAAAGAAAAAATATGATAAAGTAGAAGGTAGAAGAAGACAAGTCCTTAATGCAAGGAGGGACAGGAGGTGAAAACTAATGACGAAAAACAAAAACTTCACATCAACAGACATTGCAAGACCATTAATGAAAAGAGTAACAGGCAAGAAGCACAAATAGCCAAAGCTCTTGGAGGGAGACCTGTGATAGGAGAGCGTATACGCTCTCTTTTTACGCTTAACCATGAGTTTTTTGTTAGCGAGGAAGATTATAAAGACGTATCTAACTATAACTGGTTTTCTAATAAAAAGACACGATATATAATTAGACATACCTTAAAGGGAGAAACTTATCCTGCTCAAATGATAAGTTTGCAAAGACACTTAATGGGAGTTACAGACCCTAAAGTTATGATTGACCATAAAGATAGAAATCCCCTACATAATTGGAGAAGTAATTTACGAGTGTGTAATAATCAACTAAACAGTATGAACAAACCTAAGATAGAGGGGATATACCCATCAAGCTCCAAATATAAGGGTGTTAGGTACAATAAACCATATAAAAATAAAAAAAGAATTAAATATTGGTCAGCTAGAGTAAGGTATCTGGGTAAAGAGTTTTCTTTAGGTTATTATCTTACAGAGGAAGAAGCAGCTCTAGCGTACAATAAAAAAGCCTTTGAATTGTATGGTGCGTTTGCATATTTGAATGAGGTGATAATATGAAAGATTATCGAAAAGACAGAGAAAAATCAAAGAAACAAGAAAAGCAAATTGCTAAGAGATTAGGGGGGAAAGTTCAAATAGCATCAGGCTCCCTTTGGACTATGAAGGGTGATGCCAGAAGTAAAGAGTTTCTATGTGAGTGTAAAATAACCAGTAAGAAATCATATTCTGTAAAATTCGATATATGGGACAAAATAAGAAAAGAAGCAATAAAAGATGGTATAAGAGAACCTTTAATGAATGTACAATTAGAGGATGGTAAATACTCCTATGCTGTTGTGTCTCATGATTGGTGTTTTAATGGTACTGATTATGATACATATACTGTTTGTAAGATAAAAAAAGGAAAGAGTTTTGTTGTTAAATCTAAATTTTTTGAGTTAAACAAACACATAGCACGCTATGCAGAGAGGTACATAAAATATCAACGTACACTAAATGATAGAACCGATTTAGTAGTTATGAGCTGGAGTTTATTTGAAGAGATATTAGAAGAGAGAGGGGAAATAACAAATGAGTAAAGTATATGTGGAAGTACAACTAGATTTGATAAAAGATAAACCCAAACTAAATATGAGAAGAATTGGGAGACTTAGAATTCCTAGAGACTTATATGAGGAGATTAACATCTTATTCAAAGAATTACTTATGTCTCAGATTTTAGTTTTCAGATGTGAAATGATATATTTACAAAGAGTTTTTGAGTTAGAGGTACAGTGTGATGAATTTGAAGAAATAGAAGAAGGGGAAAGAATGCCTGATTATGAAGTCATAGTACATAAAAAAGAGATTACGCAAAATAGAAGTTTTGAATATACTCTCACTTTTGAAAGGAAAACATAATGAATATAAAGAATTTACTTGATAACGTAAAACTTAACGATTGTTTAACAAAAGACTTAGACGGATACTTAACAACATTCAAAGAGGAAAGTGATAGAGCAGTGAATGTAAATTCTCCTTCTGCTGCAGGTAATTGTTTAAGAGCAAATTATTTTGCCAGAACTTTAGGTGGAAATACAATGGTAGTAGATGCCAGATTAAGAAGAGTATTTGATAATGGTACTCATGTTCATTTAAGACTTCAAAAGTATCTAACAGATATGAAAAAATTAATAATGGATGAAGCACCAGTAATAAACGATAAGTATCAGATACAGGGACATACAGATGGGATTATAAGATTGTCTGTAAATGAACTTGCTTTGCTAGAAATAAAATCCATGAAGGAAAGTTATTTCACTAAACTTAAAGCTGTGTGGGATAGTCATATGTCTCAAGCCTCTATGTATTTGTATTGTATTGAACAGAGAAGAAAAGACATAAGGAGAAAGTACAGTACCCTATCTTCTTTCAATTTCTCTGTTCAGACAAGAGCGAAATATTTCGCAAAAAAGTACCAGCATTTAGTAGATGGTAAACAATACACTAAGGCACAGAAGATTAATTTCAGAGTGGAAACACACTTAAAAATAGATAGCTTATTATACTGTACTAGTGAACCTATTAACAAAGTGATATTTTTATATGAATGTAAGAATACTCAGAAGTTAAAGGAATTCACATTCAATAGAATACCTACTTTAGAGAAGGAAATATTAAAAGACTATGAAATAATTAACGATGCGATAAGTAAAGGTGTTCCTCCTAAAAGAGATATAGAGAGAACAAAAGGCTGTTCAGAGTGTAGATACTGCAACTTCCAAATCGATTGTTTTAATTAAGGGGAAAATTATCATGAAGTTAATATTAATATCAGGTAAAGCACAACACGGGAAAGACTCAGTAGCTAGAATGTTACAAGCAACTCTTATAAGAAGAGGGAGACTTGTAGCTATTTCACATTATGGTGATGCCGTTAAGTTTTTAGCAGATTTGTTTTTAGATTTAGGTTTACCTATAGATATGTTTAATGAGGAGAAAACACTTGAACAAAGACAGATACTACAAGATTTCGGTACTGAACTTATGCGAAAGAGACATCCTGACTATTGGATTAAGCACATGGAATTACAGTTAGTAGCCCTTAAAGAACTAGAATATGAGTATGTAATTATTTCTGATGTAAGGATGTATAATGAAATCTTTGAAATGATGGCAAGATATAATGTAATTACAGTAAGAGTTGAGAGGTTAGAGTATACGAGTAAATTAAGTCCCGAACAGCAGGAACACATATCTGAAACAGCTTTAGATGACCATATTTTCGATTACACTATCAGAGCTAAAAATGGGTTAATAAATTTGGTAGACCAAGTAGAATTTTTTGCAGATAAAATCTCAGGAGGAAAAAATGGATAATATATTGCATTTTAAATCAAAAGTAGAAAAAGCCAAAGAGTTTTTAAGTGAATTAGTATTAGACGAGAAAACTGATTCTATAGATACTATTGTACTAGCAATGAAAGACAAAGAAGGACAATGGGTTACGGGATACTTTAATGCTAACTGGGCTGTAAGAAATGAAGCTATAGGACACATACAAGCAGACATTATAGACCAAATGATATTGGCTAATCTTGATAGATATAATCAGTAAAGGGGTATTGATATGCTAAGGAAGAAACCGAGTAACCCAATTAATCCAATTAAAGTGTTAAAGAAGAATTTAGTAGAGAAATTGACAGGTGAGTTAGAAGACAAAGAAGTAAAGTTTTTCAAACCAATAGACCTAGATGGAGACCTAGATATAAACAATAGGTATTTAACCCTACCAAATGACATAACTAATTCATCATCAAAAGACCTAGGTCGTTACCTTAATACCTTTACCCAATACAAGTTGTATATAAGAACATTCACAGGATGGCAAGAAATTTCCTTAGAAGAGAGTAAGAGAGAATATTTTAACAGCAAGATAGGGTTGTATAAAGAATACTCTATAGACAAGAAAATGTCTGAAACTGCAAAAGAGGTATTGATTAACAATTGTGAAGAAGTCAAACCTTATTTTATGAAGATGAAGGATGATAAGAAGAAACTGTTACTTTTGTATAACAATCTTGAAAGTATTTCAGATGCAATATTTTCTATTTCCAGAGAAATGAGCAGAAGAGGGTTAGACTTTAGAGATGAAAATCATAATGAGAATATGCAAAAGAAGTGAGCCTTTCAAATTGAAGGATGGTACCCAGTTTACCATCCTTTTCTTTTGTTTACTTATTAGTTGCCAAGTATTATACTTGAGTTGAGGGAGTTGATAACGTGGCAATAAAAGCAGATGTGAAGAAAATAAGAAAGCCAGGTAAAGTATCAAGACCTTTCGTGGAAGAGAAACTAAAGTTCTTAAAAGGATTGACACCTTCCCATGCTACAGAGGATAAAATCGCAGAACTAGAAATAACTCTTGCTAGAATGAAAAGAGGGAGAACAGCTAAACAAAAAGGCGGGTCTTTTGAGAGAACAGTAGCAAAGAAATTTCAGAAGCAGTACGGTGTAGAGTTAGTGAGAACTCCACAAAGTGGTGGTTTTGTTAAGAAGAGTGATAAAGCTGAACAGTTTAGAGGAGATATAATAACAGTAGATAAAGACATAAAGTTCAAGTTGCATATTGAAGCCAAAAATCAGAAGACTTGGAGCCTTAACAAGTGGTTAGAACAAGCAGAAGAAGACGCACCCCAAGATACAGTTCCTATGGTTATATTTCATAGGCACGACTCAAATAGAGATTTTGTCGCCGTGTCTTTAGAAGATTTCTTTAAACTAGTACCAAAAAATAAAATAATGGAGGAATTGCAAATGTCTAAAGTAAAAAAGAAAGACACCAGCGGAGGAAATACACAAGGTTATTTTAGTGATGCAGTAGGTAAAGTACATAATGGGAGATATTCAACAAAGTCCACAGATTTAAACACAAAAGCCAGTGTAGTAACTGGGCAGAATATTAAAGCGGAAGAAACTAAAAAACCTTTAAGTAACCCTTTTCAATCAATGAAAAAATAAGGAGAACAATATAATGAATATAGCAGCATACATGGTAGCAGGTATCTCAGTACTAACCGTAATAACATCAATGGTTTATTCGTTTCCACTCGCAGAAGTAGTTGGTAGTTCTATGAAACCCACTCTTTTAGATGGGGATGTAATTTTATGTTGCAGATTCTATAAACCAACTTTAGGGAATATCTATGTTTACGATAGTCCAAGTGGTTTGAGAGTTGTAAAAAGATTGTTTGCAGTTAATGATAAGAAAGAATGTTTCTTTATTGGAGACAATAGAGAATACTCTACAGATAGTAGAGAATATGGTTATGTATCGCAGAAAGCAATCGTGGCTGAAGTTATTTTCCATAAGAAGAGGGGTAAAAATAATGAAGGAACTAAAAATACTTAAAGTTGCAGGTCATTCTAGTGTACAAGCTGTATCGGGTTCTATTGTTAAATCAATTGAAGACAACAAAGAAGTAGAGTTGAGAGCAATAGGAGCTTCAAGTACAAATCAGATGGCAAAAGCTACAGCCATTGCAAGAGGTATTTTAGCATCAAAGGGATTAGACCTGTTAGTGAGAGTAGGGTTTGGTGAGACAGAAATTGACGGGGAGAAAAGAACCATGATGATATTTAAACTAATGTATTAATAATATCTGGGAGGATTAACAACATGATAAATAAAGAAAATTCATTAGTATTCATACCTAATGCAAAGGTTACAATATCAAGAGTATTCACCTTTGACTCAGCACATCATTTAATAGACTATAATGGTCCATGCGGAAACGAACATGGACATACGTATTCACTAGAAGTATTTATAACAGGAAGTTTAGATGAGCAAGGATTTGTGTGTGACTATAATGAAATGAAAGAAATTGTACAGACTAATATCATCAAAATAACGGATCATTCTAATTTAAATTTCAGATTTGATTTTAATACTACTGCTGAAAATTTAGTAGTATTTATATTTCATGCTCTTTTAGGTCCATTTAACATAAGAAAATTAAAGTTAATGAAAGTTAAACTTTGGGAGACAGCAAATAGTTGTGCAGAATATAGCGGTGGTAATATTTATGAGTAGCCTATTTTGAATAAGGGGGTTTGCAAGATGTTATCAATTACAGAGATTTTCTGCTCAGTTCAGGGTGAAGGTAGTGATGCAGGTCTTGTTACTGTATTTGTTAGATTGTATGGGTGCAATATAAACTGTAGTTATTGTGACACAACACCTGAACCAAGTAAGGCGAAAAATATGTTAATCACTGATATTTTAGATAAAGTAAGAAGTTATAAACTGAAAGTAAGGAGTGTATGTGTGACAGGAGGAGAACCCTTACTCCAGACAGACACTTACCCTTTAGTGTATGAATTGTTAAGATGCGGATACAGAGTTAATATTGAAACAAGCGGTTGTATCTACATAGCAGAAGACCAGTATGCACGAAGTTACAGATATACTATGGATATAAAATGCCCATCCAGTAATGTATCACATAAAAATGTATATTCAAATCTATCTAGGTTAAAAACAATTGATGAAGTAAAGTTTGTAGTATTTGATGTAGAAGATTATAATTTCGCGAAGAGAGTTTTAGCTAGGTATGAAACAAAAGCAAAGATACTATTTAGCCCTGTATTCGTAGGTAACAATCCAGTCATATCTAAAGAGCTATGCAATTGGATAATAAAAGATAAACTTGATTGCAGAGTATCAGTTCAGTTACAGAAAATATTAAATGTTCCTTAGGAGGAAAAATGAATAAAGTTATAATGTTAAACAGTGGTGGATATGACAGTGTAATTCTTTTACACGAATTGATAAGTAGAGGTAACCATGTAAGATGTATTTTCTTTAACTATGGACAGAGAAATTATGTTCAAGAAAGAAATTGCATGGATACAGCGTGTAGAAAAATCAATGTTATGAATAAAAAACTAATCGCAGAATTTATGGAAATAGAACTTCCTACTTTATTTTGGGCGAAAACAACTTTGTATGACTCTCACATATCACCTGATGATAAAGACCAATACATTCCTATGAGGAACCTTATATTTTTATCTTACGCAGTTTCAGTTGCAGAATCTTTAGGAGTAAGTGAAATATACACTGCAATAATTGCACAGAATATTGGGTTTACAGACACTTCTATTGAATTTGTAGATACTCTTAACAAAGTTGCAATGATGGCAGGAGTACAAATACTTGCTCCATATGCTGCACTAAACAAGTATGATTTAATGCAGAAAGCTATAGAATTTGGGTTGCACGAAGATGATGTATTCAGTTGTAACACACCCATAGAAGGTAAGCCTTGCGGTAAATGTGGAGATTGTGAAACTTTAAAGACAATATTCAATCCTCAGTATGAATGGTGTTTAGGTGACACTCTAGGTTACACAGATGAGTTCGCGAAAAGTTATATGAAAGAACCTGTAACAGAGTTAAGATTTTTAATAAATAATAGGTGTCAATTTGAGTGTACTCATTGTTACCATACTGAAAAGTTGGTTACTGCTGAGATGAGTTATTTTGAAAAGTGTAATGCACTAAGTAGAACAATTAGAGAATTGGATATAGAGCACGTTCATTTTGCAGGGAAAGAACCCATGTTTGACTATACTATATTCGACTATGTAAAGTATTTAAAGTTTAACTTTCCTGATGTCACATACGATGTAGTAACCAATGGTGTTAATGTTGTTAGATATATAGAAGATATAAAAACTGCAGGATTTGAAAAGATTGTGCTATCTGTAGATAATCTCAATGAAGTAGAGGTAAGACCAGAAGAGATTAAATATACTACATTCCATGCACTTGAACAAAACAAAATACCTATGGAAATTCATATATCTGTACATAAGGGAAATTACAAAAGTGTGTATAATATAGTGAGTACATTACACCTACATTTCGGGGTAACGAAGTTCTTCATTAAACCTGTAATACCTGTAGGGAAAGCTAAGAACTTAGATAGTATACTTACGGCTAGAGAGTATGATGATGTATTTAAAAGCTTGTATTATGAGTTCAAGAACTTAGAAATAACTTTCCACTCACCTAATGTTTGGACAAGTAAGTTTTTGCGGGGAGATTATTACATCACACCTTTTGTAAACGATGTGATAAATACAGGATTGAATTCAGTTAACGGTATGATATTAACATTTGAGTTCTTTTGTAATAGGGGACAGTGGCAAGTAACACTAACACCTGATGGATACTTGTTAGGTTGTGCATTAGAAATATCACAAGTAAAATACAATAGTCATGCCATAACAAATGTCACAGGCTCTGGAAGTATATCAGCATGTTTGAAAAACTATAGAGAACAGAGATTGAAACAGTTAAGCAGATTAAACCTTTGTTCAGGTAACATACCTTCTTGTTATTTTTGTGAGTATGACATTGAACCGTAAACACTATTCAGTTTTTTGTATGCAGTGTATAATTATTGTAAGAAGTGTTGTTTAGGCTCATAAGTTTTTAGGTTCGCTTGTTTTCACTTATGAGAGTTCCCCTAAAACACTCAAAAACACGAAGAGGTGATTATTATGATGAAAGTTTATGCTGAAGGTGGAAGTGATGCTTCAAAAGCTGGTAAGAAAGCTGGAGCTAAAGCTAAAGCTGGTAGAGGTTTAACAAGAGCTGCTGCTGCTCCTAAAAGAGAAAGGTAATTAGAACTCCCAGAATATTTTTAATATAAGAGAGACTTCCATTGAGGAGTTTCTTTTTGTATTTGTTTACATACAAGTAACAAAGTGATACGCTTTATGTGACAAAATTGTACATAAGGGGTTTGTATGAAGCTAGAGAATATAATAGGTCATAAATTTGGTAGACTTAGTGTTGTTGATTTTGCTCCCAGTAAAGATGGACACACTAGATGGGAGTGTGTATGTAAGTGTGGTAACACTACTGTAGTGAGAAGAGGTAGCTTAGTTAACGGTTTAACTACGAGTTGTGGGTGTTACAGAAGTGAGATAACGATTGAGAGGAGTGTATCAAATAACACTTTTACATGTAAAGGTAAAATTACAGAGATGTATGACACCCGAGGTAATTGTACTTTGATAGATACTGAGGATGTTGAAAAAATACGCTCAAAGTATTGGAGTTTACAAGACTCTTACTGGTATTCTCAAAGAAATAAAAAAAGAATTAGGCTTCACAGATTTATTTTAAGCACACCTGAAAACGAAATGGTAGACCACGAAGATGGTAATCCAAGTAATAATGTAAAATCTAATTTAAGAATCTGCACTCCATCTCAAAATTGTATGAACCATAAATTACATAAAAACAACACATCAGGATTTTCAGGGGTATGTTTTTTAAGTAAACTCAACAGGTACTTAGCTGTTATTAAAATTAACAATAAGAGCATATACTTAGGTAAGTACAAGACTTTAGATGAAGCGGTAAAAGTTAGAAAAGAAGCAGAATTAAAATACTTTAAAGAATTCAGGAGAAAATCATGATAAATAATAAAGTAGAATTAATTAGAGAACATATGCAGGCTATAATGAATGTACTCGAAATAAAAGAGAGTGAAGATAATAAATTGACTCCACTTAGAGTGGCTAAAATGTTCAACAATGAGTTATTTGTGAATAGAAATGATTACAACATTGCTGAATTGAATTCTCGTATGAAAACATTTCCTTTAGAGGAAAATACAGGCGTTGTTGTAATTAAGCATATAAAGTTTTATTCTATGTGTTCACACCATTGGTTACCGTTCATGGGTACAGTTGATGTAGGATACTTGCCCGAGGATAAGATAATAGGTTTGTCTAAAATACCAAGAGTAGTGAAATATTTTAGTAAAAGACCTCAAATACAAGAGAGGCTTGTAAAGGATATTCTTAAATATTTAACTGATGTTATAAATCCTCAGTTTATTATTGTAAGAATAAGGGCAGAGCATACTTGTATGTCAAGTCGAGGGATAGAAAGTGAGGGTATTACAGATACAGTACTCGATGCTTGGAACTTACAAATGACAGAAGATAGAGCCATGAAGCTAAGAGAAATGTTTTTTAAAATGGCAGGTGAAGAATGAGAGTTTTAGTTGTCTCAGGTAGTCCTAGAGTAGATGGAAACACCGAAGTGTTAGTAGAAGAGTTTAGAAAAACCCTAACCAAAAAAGGTCATACTTCTACATACCTTCATTTATACATGGGACCGATACAAGCATGTATTCATTGTGATAGGTGTTTAGATGAATGTCCTTTACCACAGGATATATTGACTGATGTTTTAAAAGAAATAACTAGATATGATGTAATAGTTATTGCTAGTCCTATATATTTCTTTGGTCTAACTGCCAAAGCTAAGTCATTTTTAGATAGATTATATATGCCTAATGTTAAAGGGGAGTTATACAATGTTATGTTCGCCAGTATTTTAGTATCGGGTGATAATTTTCATATGGGAGGGGCAGACTTAGTTGTGAAGTCTTTGAAACGAGTGTGTAACTATTGTGATTATAAATGGTTGGGATGCATATTTAAAGAGACAGATGATGAAAAGTTACCTTTAAGTATGAAAGATAGACGGAATATTTCAGAACTTATAGAGTACATGAGTAATACGGAGGGTTTATGTCAAACATGAGAGATGTAATGGATACATCTAAGCTATTCACAATCATTTATTCAGGAGTAGAGAACGATAGATACTATAAAATCCTGTATGATTTGGGTATAAGAAGTTTCCTTATGTCCTATCATTACATACAGGGTAAGAGTATTGATATAAAGCAGAGATTTGAGGGTCAAGATGTACGATTATTCATTGACTCTGGTGCACATACCTACCAAAACAATGCTGAGTACGAAGATTATTCAGTAGAGTATTGGGAAGAGCATCTAAAGAAGTATCTACAGTGGGTTAAAAACCATAAAGAATACATCTTTGCCATAGCTAATTTTGATTTTGAGAATCTAGTAGGTGGGGATGTAGTAGATAGATGGAACAAAGAGTACTTTGAACCATTCATGATAGAGAATAACATACCTGTTTGTTTCGTATGGCATGACAATTCTGCTTTAAGTTGGGATATGTACTGTGAGAGATACCCTTATGTTGGATTTTCGGGAATAAATACTAACGGGGTGTCATTAGATTTCACAGCATACTTCGCAAAATTAAAGACAGCAGAGAAATACAACTCTCTATGCCATGGATATGGTATGACCAAGACAGCTATTCTCCCAAAATTACCATTCTACAGTTCAGATAGTACGACATGGTTAGTCGGATTACAGTATGGGGAGATAAATTTCTGGACAGGTAAGAAGATGACACGACTCAAAAAAGATAAGTGGAAGGGTGAGTACCTAGATAAGATAGAAGCTTTGGGTATAAATAGAAAACTCCTACTAGATGAAGACACTGATGAAATGGTTAAAGCCAATATAATAGCTTTCATGGAAGCAGAGAAGTATATAAGAACCCACCTGCACATCAGAATGTACTGGTTGAAACCTGCTGTAGCAAAACCCAAGTCTTTAGTAGAAGTTAAGTTCCCTAGCTTAGAATGGTGTGAGGGAAAGACTGAATTTGATAAGCCAGAAGCCTATGCAAAAGATTTAAACATAAACCCAGAAGCAGAAGGTGTTATGGATATAGTTTTAGATTGTACCCTATTCATAAAGAGAAAAGAAGAAGGGTATAACCAACTATTCCTTAAAGACTATCTCAAAGATGAAACCACGATTAAAAACCTATACAACTTCTATCTGAACTCTATGTGTGAGGATGATGATGCTAGAATAGAAGAACTCACATCGTTCTTTACTGATGTTGTAATGGGAGAGAACGATAAGTTGTTAATCAAAGGAACAACATTCGATAGAGTAGTTAAAGAGCGTGAGAGCTACATGATGGAAGAAACCCACGATATAATAGATTTAACAGAAGAGGAAGTTAAAGAGAGTTTAAAGAACTTACTTCCAGAGAATACAACAGACCCTATTGACCTTATGGATGAAGAGATATTTAAAGGTACAGATATAATACCTGTGAGAGATGAAGGAGGAAAGTTCATAAAGGGTCAGAAGAGCGTACACAGACCAAAACAAATGTACTCTGAGAAGTACCCTAAATTGGCTTGTGACAGATGCTATTCTGCTGCTACTTGTCCAGAATTTAAAGCGGGGTATGTATGTGCTTATAGTAAGATGTTCAAGAGGTTTGATACTAGAAATATGACAGATATAATCGAAGCTATACAGGGTATTATAGCAATGAACCTTGAACGTATGCAACGCGCTATGATATTTGAAACCTTAGACTCAGGTGTACCTGATGGTACTTTAACAGCTATGATTGACCAAAACATCAGACTACTAACTACATTAAAGAACTTATACGACAATAGTTCATCACAAATATTGAGACAAACTACAACTTTAAAAGCAGATGGATCATGTGAGCAGGAAACTAAAGTTACAAATCCACAACAAGGAAGTATAATAGAACAACTCTTTAAAAACAGATTAGGTAAAGATTCTTTTGAACCAGAACCAGAACCAAAAAAAGAGGTTGAGAATTCAGTAATAAGTAATAAAGATATTATAGATATTAATAATATAATAGAAGTGAAAGGGGAGAAAAATGAGTAAAACTTCTAAAGAAAAGGCAGAAGAAGCTAAGAAGAATATACAAAGAATATTTAGAGAAAACCCAGAACTTAAAAAGGTCTTCAAAGAAACTTTAGACTCCATGAGTACTCCTGAGAATGTAGCCAAAGTTGTAGAAGATTTAACTGTAGGGTTGAACATATTAAACAAGATAAAAGATTTGGCATTAAAAGACGAGGAGCTCAATTCCAAAGCTTGACACTACTTTTCAATGTGATATGATGTTTGTGAAAGACAAAAACAAACTAATAAAAAGGAGTTGTCATATGTACAATACTCAGCATTTTACATTATTGAAATTGATGACAGAAAATGAACTAAAGAGAGAAGTGGAAAAAGCAAAAGAGCAACATTTTGAAACACAGAATTATTACGAGAAAGAGTTTGGAGAACTTGATGAAAAGTGGTATTTCGTATCAAGAGATGATTTAGAACAAGAGTTTAGAGATTTAAAAAATATTGAGGCTTATTATATTGCCGCAGAGAATCTACTTAAAAATTGGTATAGAAACAGAAGAACAACGAAAGATAGAAAACGTACTCAAGCAATAACAATCATGTCATATTTTGAACCCGAAGTGTCTCCTTTTTAGGAGCACTTCTATTAGAAAAGAGGTGCTCTATGAAAGACTGGTTCAACAAAGAAAGAAAACAGAATAATAGAGAAGCAATACAACTGGAAGCAATCAAAGAACTTAACGAAACGATAAATTCAATGGGTG